CAAGTTATATGCAACCTAAATTGGTAGGAGAAGTACAAACGGAAATAGTGCCTGCTGAATCTGTTACACCATTTACATTTGAAATGATTGATGACGAACCTGTAGAAGAAATGTTTGAAGACAAACCGGAATCTGTAATCGAAGAAGAACCTGTACTAATTACTCGCATTGCTTTTCCAGAATCTAATTATAATATATCAATGGATGAACGTCCCGGCGATTATGTTGAAACTCCAAATGATTTATTATGGACTCCTGCTACTCAGGTAGACGAAGATGAAGCTGTTAAACAACTAATAGACATTGGATACTTAACCAACACCGGTGAAGTAAATCCAGAATACGTTCCAGACGAAACAGGAATTGCTCCCGACGAAGCTGTGGTTGAAACTACTCCTGTTACAGCAGTAACTCGAGAAGCAGCTCCAGGGCGCAATCGCCACGTTATGCACAGCCATATAGCAGTGGAAGCAGATAATGCTCCTGTGTTAGGCAAAGCCAGTCACAGTGACTTTGGCAATACATTCCCAACAAATCCAGAAAAAGGTGATACCTACTTACGTACAGATTACCTACCAAATCGTTTGTTCAAATTTAACGATTATAAGTGGATAGAGGTTGACAAAGACAACATTGACGTGTATGCTTACGAAGAAGAGTATATCAAGCATTTAATAAACGAAATCGCAGAAGGTCGTTACGATGTGGATAGTTTATCGGACTTAGAGCGCAGTAAGATTGAAGAATTTTTAAAGAAATAATAACCCAACTAAATAATATTATGGCATACTACCCAAAAAACGATATTGCAAACATGTGCAAAGGCAACACAGTCACGTTACGTGAAGGTGAACCCGTAGAGAAAGCTCTACGCAAATTTAAGAAGAAAGTCTTGGAATCAGGCTTGCTTCGTGAACTCAAAGAACGTGAAACTTACGAAAAGCCTACAACAGCACGTAAGAAAGCCAAAGCAGCGGCCAAGAACCGTTGGCGCAAAAAGTTACTGTCCGAATCCCTGCCTAAAAAATTATATTGATTTACACTTAGCACCGTGATATCGATGATAATTTGCTTCATCGATATTTTTGTGACAATGTGGACAATCTAATCTTGGGCGGACTTTTCCTTTAAGTTTTCCGTTAGATCCTACTCCTACTAATCTATCATCTGCCCATTTCTTTCTAGGTATAAATGGATATTTTACACCTTTATTTTTAGCCGGGCGACCTTTCATTGTATTGGAAATCTTTTGTTTAACTAACTCGGATAGCGGTCCGCGATGTAGATTAACTTTTATATATTCGTATACTCTTGAACTTTTTCGATTGTTTGCATTTAGGAATCGTAAAGCACAAAACATTTTTACCTTGTCTATTCCGGTTGTTATTTTAGTTAAAAGATAGTGGCAAAGATAATGTTCTCTAGCGGTTAATATTGCTAAATTAGAAATATCATTATTACCGCCCATACTGCGTGGTACAATATGATGCTTTTCGGTATAAGTTCCTTTAGGTAAAATACGTGTTTTGGAATTATCTATAATAGAATAGTACCAACGAGTATACTTGTTTGTTAAATACATTTGCTGACATTGCCTTATAATGTTAGAGTAGTTGGATACGCCAATATCGCGAACTACAACTTTATTTATCCATTATGTATTGCTTTTATTCCAAATTTGTAGTATAAATATATTAGTAAGGTGCCGATAGTCGGGCTTTACATAGTCATATAATCGCTTATTGAAAGGAATATAAAATGACACAATTTACACTTCGCACCCTCGATTTACCTACACTAGCCGCACAAATGCATCGCAATGCCATTGGCTTCGATCAATTATTTGATCAGCTTAATCGCACAACCGGCTCCAAGGTAGACAACTATCCCCCACATAACATTATTCAATACGATGAGAATCATCATGCTATTGAAATTGCTATTGCTGGATTTGCGGAAGATGAACTTTCAATCGAACTAACGGATAATATTCTAACTATCACTGGAGAACAAGAAGTTCAACCAGAAATAGAAGGAACTGTTTATATCCACAAGGGTATTTCAAACCGCAACTTTACTCGTACCTTTACTCTTGCAGAACATGTAGAAGTAAAGAGTGCAGTAGTTAAAAATGGTATTCTGACCATTGCTCTGGAACGTAACATTCCGGAAGAAAAGCAACCAAAACAGATTGCCATTAAGTTTGCAAAATAAGTAGTTAGGCTGTATAATAAGGGATGAACAACAAATCATCCCTTATTCCTACCATGAGTGAATCAATGTCTAAAACTAGAACACATATAGAAGTGCGCCCCCGCATTGAAGTTAAATCCAATATTGCAGAACCGCCACAGTACAGAGTTGTTTATATCAATGACGAAACTACTACACAAGAGTTTGTAGTCGAAACACTTAAAATTATTTTTAATTATGATGAAGGTGCCGCAGAAGCAATTACCATGCGAGTACACGAAGAAGGTTCAGCAGTGGTAGCAGTATTACCGTACGAACTGGCCGAACAAAAGGGTATTGAAGTGACCCTGTTGGCACGTAACAACGGATTTCCATTACAAGTTAAAATTGAACAAGACGTATGATTAATAGGTTAAACTGACAAAAGGTGGTAAATAAACATAAGGAGAATACTTATGTATATTGGCTACATTTATAAAACAACTAACTTAATTAATAATCGTTGTTACATTGGCAAAAGAACAAAACCTATTTTTGATAAAGATTATTATGGATCTGGAATAGCACTACAATCTGCTATTAAAAAATACGGTAAAGATAATTTCAAAATAGAAATATTGCACTGGGCAAAAACAGTTGATGAGCTAAATCGGCTGGAAATAGACACCATTTCTTTATACGAATCATTAAATGATTTATATAATATTGCCAGCGGAGGTGATGGTGGCAACACTATATTAAATCATCCTAATAAAAATACCATAATTAATCAACGAAATATTGGGTTAACAAAGTGGCATGCTTCTTTAACAGAAGAAGAAAAAGCAACACGTTCAAAAAAAATAAGCGAAGCCAAAAAAGGAAAATCTAACGGACATTTTGGTTACAAACACACACCCGAAACAATAGAAAAAATAAAAGCATCGAATAAAAATTACACAAAATCGGCAGAATGGAAAAAAGCTCATGCAGAAGCATCTGCAAAACGAAAAGGAAAACCCTTTACACAAAAATATAAACCTGTTATAATAAACAATATAGAATATCCATCAATTAAAGATGCTATGATAGATTTGGGTATAAAACACAGGGCAACATTTTACACAATGGTAAAACAACAAAAAATATCAATGGTATATAAAAATGATCTTTAATAAAATACGAGAATTAAAAGAACAAGGTAAAAGAATTGGAATTACATTTAGTACTTTTGATTTAGGTCCTCACGCCGGTCATATTTCTATGTTGTCAGAAGCAAAAAATCATTGCGATTACTTGATTGCCGGCTTGCAAACAGATCCAACAATTGATCGTCCTGAAACCAAGAACCATCCTGTTCAAAGTATTGTGGAACGTCAAATTCAATTGGCCGCTTGTCGGTATGTAGACGAAGTAGTTGTTTATCAAACAGAACAAGATCTAATAGACTTATTATTAATATTACCACTTGACGTACGAGTACTTGGTGTTGAATACAAAGATAAAGAATTCTCAGGAAGAATGGAATGCATACGTCGGGGAATAGAGCTTGTATATAATGGTCGTGATCATTCCTTTTCTAGCTCAGGATTACGTAGACGTGTAGTGGAATCTGAATCTCTTAAAATTTTAAAGCAAGGATAAATTGTGGACATAATGTTAGATTTGGAATCACTAGGTACACGCCCTGACTGTGCTATTCTCACACTTGGTGCTGTAAAGTTTGATCCTTATACTGTAGATAGTTTTGGTGATAGCTTATATCATCGCATCGATGTTGATGAACAACTAGCCCTGGGACGTGAAGTACAGGAAGATACACTAGCATGGTGGGGACAGCAAGCACAGGATGTTCGTGAAGAAGCACTTAGCGAAGAAGGCCGTGTTAGTTTAGAAACTCTGTACCGAGACCTAAATCGGTTTTGTGTAGGTGTAACCAACATCTGGTGCCAAGGACCTGCGTTTGACATTGTTATTCTTGAAAACATTTATCGTCAACAGGGCTGGCCAACTCCATGGCAGTTTTGGCAAATTCGCGACAGCCGTACCTTATTTGGTGTACACGGCGACCCTCGCGAAAAAGGCAAAGCTGGCTTACACAATGCCTTGGAAGATTGTATTAGCCAAGCGCAGGGTGTACAAGAGATTTACCGCAGATTAAAGATTTCGAAGGATAGGTAATGCAAATAGTTTGGGACCACCGAGCAGTACAACAATTAAAACAAACTCATACAGTATTAGAACTTGAGACGTTTGATGTTAAGGGTATTCCGGTAACTACCTATTGTGTAGTGCCTCCTGAAAAGATTGGACTTTCTGGATTTACAAATTTAACCAACTATATAGAGTTACACGAAGGCTTTATCAAAGCACTCAAAGAAGAAAATTACCAGCTCTGCAAAGATATTTCAGATCATCTGATAGGTCAATTTGGTGGAGAATTGGACTCTTTCTACGAAGAAATAATTAAAAGAATACCTACAATTTAAAATACTACATAATTCTTGTTCTAGGTCCTATTAAATACTATAGGAGCTAGAGTCTACACGACTTTACTACCTTATAATAATAATAACAGGGGTAGAAGTAATGAGAATTATCAACAAGGTTATTCTAACCGCAATCGCCTTATCCGCGACAACCACCTACGCTACTACAATATCAGACTACTCATTTAAAAGTGCTAGTTTGAATGGTAACGGCTACTCAACTTTCCAAATGGCCTTGGAAAATCAGCAGTATCAACGTGCATTGACTATTCAGCAAGCAC